ACGCGTATCGAGATCACGAAAGCCGCTGTTGAAGCGACCTGGAAAAGCGTTCGTCGCCACATCCGGCGCCAGTACGGCGCGGCCCTCAATTTCATCGCCAAGCACTGCCCGGACGATCAGGCACTGCGGGTGGTAATCGAATCCTGCACTTCGCCATCGCTGCCGAAGTGGGTCACAGGTGACACAGCAGCGCACTGGCCCGAAATCGCGGCCGTACAACCAACCTCCAAGGGGTAACGAAATGATCAAGGTCACCGTACTGGATTCGCAGATCAACGAGCGTGGCGGCAGCTTTACCAACGACCGCAACGAGAACGTTGAATTCACCACCCGCAAGCAGCGCGGCAAGCTGGAGGCGGATGGCTTCGCCTATCCGTTCGATGTGCGCCTGGACAAGGGCCAGCCCGGCTATCAGGCGGGCGAATACGAACTGGACGTCCCGGCCATGCTCCAGGTCAACAAGGGCGTTGCAACCCTGAGCAAGTTCACTGTGCTGCGCCCGCTGCAGAAGGCTGCGCCGCGTCCGGCTGCGCAGGCCTAAGTCATGGCGCGGTACGTCTACGAATGCCTGCAGTTCAACCAGCAGACCGGCACCTGCGAGCAGGCTGGATTCGTGCCGCGCACCGATATTCCCGCACTTACCACTGCCGAAGTGTCGGGGATTCTGTCCATGGTTGCGGTGTGTTTCGCCGTGGCGTGGGCATACAAACAGATAGGCAGAACTATCCGCAACTAACGAAAAGGGGAACACCATGGAACTCGACGCAAGCACCGCATTGACCATTCTGGCCTCGCTGGCCGCTGTGCTGGGCACCATCGGCGCCGCCAAGCTGGCACCGGCAGCAATCTCTGTCGGCTTCAAGTGGATCAAGGGCGCGATCTTTGGTTGATCGCAGTAACACGGGGCCGGGCAATCCGGCCCCTTTCTATGGGGAATCGTGATGCTCGGTCTATTCGTTCTCTGCGTCGGCAGTGCCGCGCTCTACATGGCGTTCGGGGACTGACCCATGCGTCTGCTCCTCATCCTATGTGTAGCACTGCTCGGCATGTCACTGCCAGGACGCGCGCAGGCGCAGGCTCAGGGGTATCGCTGCACCACTCCGAACGTGTGCGATGAGGGTGAGGCATACGCTGAGGCCGTTGCGTTTGGCGCTGAGCGGCAGGCCACGCTTCAGGCGCAGGAGCCGGGCGTTAAGTACCCAATTTGTCTCGAAAAGGCGGCTGGTGCGTTTACTCAACGCGTGTTCCGGTTGGCTTGCGGCAATGGCAGCTCCTCGGCACGCGAAACGTTCTACTACAAGGGAGCATGCTCAGCCCGCCCGTATGAATTGGGCTGGCAGGGTGGATCAACCTCCGCAACAGTCAATGCCTGCCACAAGGGTTGCATGTATAGCAGCGCGCTTGATCCAGAAGGGGCGGCAGGATTCGGCTATTGGCCTACTGGCGGCACTTGCACGGAGTCCGACGCCCCTGCGCCTACGCCTGCTGGTGATGGCGGAGGTGACGATGGTGGCGGCGGCGGCAGTGAAACCGGGGGTGGTGACGGTGACGGCGATGGTGGAGGGAGTGACGGTGGTGGCGATGGGGACGGGGGAGGGGACGGCGGTTCCGGTGGTGGTGACGGCGGCGGTGATGGGGATGGAGATGGGGACGGCGATGGTGATGGGGACGGTGATGGCGACGGTGGCCCCGGTGATGGAGGTGAGAATCCCAGCCTTCCGGGCGATCCGCAGTATCCCGGCGACGTGCCGATGCCCTACATGGATCCACCGATTCCCAGTAGCCCGGATGGTCAGTGGTCTTCAGGGCTAGGCGGTGGCTCCTGTCCCGCAGCGAAAGTCGTCTCCGTTTCTCTGGCGGGCATGAGTACGTCCGTCAATTTCGAGTTCAAACCCTTGTGTGACTTCGCATCGCTGCTTCGGCCACTTCTTCTGGCCTGCTCAGCCATCGTCGCGGCATACATCATCGTGGGAGTGCGCAAGTAATGCCTTGGTTAGCCGCCTTTCTCGTTCAACTCCTGGGCAACTCGCTTGCCCGCGTCCTGACCGGTGCAGGCCTTGGCCTTGCAACTGGAGCGGCGCTGCTGCCGCTGGTCAAGACGGCGCTCAACAAAATCCCCCAGCTATTTGGCGGCATCGCGGGTGATCTCGCGAACCTCATGCTTATGGCCGGTTTCGGGGAATCCATCACCATGATCGGCTCGGCTATCGTCACTAAGGTGGTGATTGATGCGGGCAAGGTCGCCGTACAGAAGGCAGCTTCCAAATGATGTATCTGATTTCCGGGCAACCGGGCAATGGCAAGACCCTGCGCGCCATGTCGATGGCGTTGGAGTTCTACGAGCAGAACCAGCAGCAGGTGAAGGAGGGCAAAGCATCGCCGCGGCGCTTTTTCACGAACATCGCGGGTGCTACGACCGAAGAGAATCCGGAGGCCTTTCCGTGGCTCGAAAAGCTGCCAGAACACAACGACTGGACCCAGCTTCCGGACGGCTCGTTCGTGCTGTACGACGAAGCCCATTCCGATGGCAATACACAGGGGCTGGAGCGCTATGGGCGGCTGTTCCCATCCACCGGCAAGCCGGGTGAATCGGAAGATCCGCGTATCCGCTCGATGTCTACGCATCGTCATCGCGGCTTCGATCTGGTGTTTGTGACCCAGTGGCCTAGCAAGATTCACCACCAGGTGCGCAGCCTGATCGGCTCGCACACCCACATGAATCGTGCTTTTGGCATGCAGCGCGCAGGCGTCCTTACATGGTCGCGCGTACAGGCTGATCCCTACGATGAGCGCGTGCGCGACAAGGCCGAGGAAGAAATCTGGGTCTACCCGAAGGCGCTTTACGCCCGATACCGCAGCGCCACGCTGCACACAGCCAGTCACAAGTTCAAGGTGCCCAAGCGTGTTTGGCAGGGTCTGTCGGTTGCCGTGACCTTGATAGGCGGCCTTTGGCTGATATGGACCTTTGTTGTCAAACCCTCCACCGCTGCACCGCCCAAGAAGGAGGAGCAGGGGGCCGGTGCTCTGCCGGCGGGAGGTGCCCTGGCGCCCTTGGGCGCGGGCATGCCGGCGGCACGGCCCCTCACTCGGGAAGAGTACGTGGCGAAGCACAAACCACGTGTCGAGTTTCAACCTTGGTCGGCACCGGCTTTTGATGAGCGTTCCGTGCAATCGCAGCCTGAGCTGTATTGCATGGCATCCGGTACCACCGAGCTGGACACCACTTGCACGTGTGTAACTGAGCAGGGCACCAAGGCCAGTATCTCCATCCCGGTGTGTGTGGCGATCGCGCGCGATGGCCCTGCTTACAACCCCTATCGGGCGCCACGGCAGCAGGCGGAGCCGGGCAAGGAGGAGGCTGGCCGGGCCTTGGCACAGTCGCCGCCAGTAGGCTCGCCCGAGCCGACTGCACATGCACTGATTGAGGTGGGAAAGCGGCCAATGGGCACATTCCCTGAGACGCCGCCTTACCCGGCCAGCTTCTAATTATCGTGACGCATCACGGGCAGGGTTGTCCCGGCACATTCTCCCAACCACCAGGTATACGGCGGAACGTGATTCCGCCGATGCATCTTGTCTCGCTGCGCCGCTGCTGGGCTTCGCGCTCTGCCTTTTCTCGTCGCGCGCGCACCTCGGCCAGCATTGCTTTCCGGTCCGCTATCGTTTCGGGCTGGGGCTGCGATCAACGCTGGTTGACTCGCTCGGCGCAGGCGCGGCTTGGAAGCGTGCATTCCAAGCGCTGCCGGTCTTCAGATGCAGCCAGATTCCAGCACCGGCCATGCCCAGCAGCAGCACAGCCCACAAGGCGAGCCACGGAAACTCCCAGCGAGAGCGTGGGATGGGTTGCAGGTACTCCGGTCGTTCGCGTTCCATACGGCCCCCAAGGCGTCCTGCGCGCATTCTAGCCGGGGTGTAGGGGCAGCGCCCCTACGGAAGCGCCTCACACGCGCTGGCGGCGTTTCGGCCCCGTCACCGGCAGGACTGCCGCTGGCGGCTCGGCGTCGGGGCCAGTCATCACCCTGGACAACCGCTCTTGCCGCCGTGCCATGAGGCTGGCTACCTCGATCACGTCAGCCGGCACTGCAGGAAAGGTGTTTCCGGCAGCCTTAGTGCTACAACGGTTTCGAGAGCGCCCCGATCGAGCATCGCCGCGAAGTTCACCCATCATGCGGCGCCATTCCTGTGCCTGTGCAGCAGTGAGCGACAGCCACGCGAGATCCTGCGGTTCCAGCTCGCGGCCTTCGGGGGTGACCAGTCGGCCAGCCTTAAACGAAAAACCGGCCCAAGGGCCGGTTAGGTTGCGATCACGCACAATCAGGCTCCATGCCACAGCAGGGCCGAGGGTCGAGGCAAGATGCGTGCCAGCCACCCCCGGATCGCCTTGAACATAATATACATACCGCCGTTCTCGGTACCGCTAACCGCCTGAATTTGGGCGGTTTTTGTGTTTGCGAGGCCCGGCATGGACAGTGCCACCAGCGCAAACACCGCAGCCGCCGCGCTGATCCGGTCCAGCATCAAACGCCAAAGGGCCCGCTCGGTCTGAGTCTGCGCACGCTCGGCATGGACCATCGCGATCCATAGCGGGCCATCGAGTTTTGCCATTGCGCAGATCTGCGCAATTCGCTCATCGGGGATCGGATTTCGAGCCTGTCGCCAGTTCGACACGACTGCGCGAGTCACGCCCATTCGCTGAGCTAAAGCATTGTCCGAAGGGAGGTTTGCACCGATCCGGGCTTGGTCGAGGAGTTGGTTGACGGCATCCATGTACACGATTCCGTTGACAGGGTGTATTCGGGGAACTATACATCGACCCCGTATGCGGGATCGCATACACCCGCCACCGGCACCCCAAGGCCGCTGGCGGGTTCTCTTGGGGCTTGGGGTAGGGGAACAGGGATGATTGATCCGCTCATTACCTTCGTGCTGCTGGCGGCCATCGTGGCCGTGTCCATTGGCGGCGCTCGCATCGTTTCGTTGCTGCTCGACCGGCTTGACCGCACCGCCTCGCAGCGGTCCCGCGAAGCCCAGGTCATCGAACTTGCAAAGGCAGAGATTGCGGCCACGAAGCGCGGCGATCTGCTCGCTGCCGCCGAGCTGGCCGAAGCACAGGAGCGAGTCGCATGAGCATCCATTCCTTTGCCGTCGAGCTTGCGGAGACCGATATGGGCCTTTTCGCATGCGCGGTGGTGATTGTTGTCTGCCTCGGCGGCGCAATAGCTTCAATCGTGATTGAGCAGGCATGGCTTGGGATCAGTCGCCTGTGGAAGCTCTGGAAGGGCCGCGCCAATGGTCGGTGATCGCGCGGTGCTGGCCGGGTCGGGACTCCCCTCGTCTAACAGGGGAGTCAGTGAATTCAGGAACCCCGAGGGAACCCTGACGGTCGGCATTGACTGGTTTTCCGCTTCCATCGATCTGCGCGCAGCGCTGGACGAGGTCGCGTTCCGTGATGGCGATAGCTTCGAAGAAGTCCGGCAGTGGATCGAGTTCTCCCCGGAAAACGCACGCATTGCGGCCCTGCAAGTGTTCTGCTGGTTTTTCGCCGGGCTGGGTCTTGAACTGGATGAAGCTGCTGGCGGCGGTCGCTTCTACACGTGGCGAATCAAGATCATCGACGCCGCCAAGAAGTTCGTTGGCATGATCGAGCTGGGTGGCGAGGAGTGCCGTCGCGCGGATGGCACGTACACCGCCCGCATCGAGCTAACCGGTGATGGCTGCAAGGCAATAGGAGCAGCGCGCTGCGGCCATGCGAAGCGGTGGCTGGAGCTTCGAGCGAAGCTCGAAAGCTGCGCCGGAAGGATCACCCGTGTGGATGTTTGCGCCGATGATCTGGTGGGCGACTACCCATTGCGACTGGCGCAGAAGTGGTATTCCGCTGGCGAGTTCGATAACCGTGGTCAGCGCCCCAAGGCGCAGTTGGTGGACGACTACGACAGCGGCGACGGCAAGACGCTCTATATCGGCGGCAAGAAGTCGGAAAAGCAGCTGCGCGTGTACGAAAAGGGCAGGGAGCAGGGCGACAAGAATTCACCGTGGGTCCGCTACGAAGCGCAGTTCCGCAACTCCAACCGCAAGGAACTGCCGCTCGACATTCTGCGTGATCCGGCCTCCTACCTGCTGGGCGCCTATCCAGTCCTGTCCTTTCTGCGCTGCGTTGCCACGCGTATCGAGATCACGAAAGCCGCTGTTGAAGCGACCTGGAAAAGCGTTCGTCGCCACATCCGGCGCCAGTACGGCGCGGCCCTCAATTTCATCGCC